TTTGCCCTTCTTAACCTTCGGCTCTTCAATGTAGAACCCGGCGCGATACTCCGCGCCCGATACGCCTTCAGGCCACACCTCGCCGACTGTAATCTCAGCCGACTCAAGTCGTGCAAGTTTTGCCGACGGGAATACATGCCTGACTGCGTCGGTAAACTCAGCGATGTCCGGGTTGTTCTGTCTTGCGGCCTTCAGCGCCGCGACCTGCTCAGTCGAATACTTCATCGCCAAGATCCTCAACGATCAGTGACGGCATTGGTTTGACACGAGCAGGCGGCTCCCACCGATAAGGCGATGCGCCCTGCTGGTCAGAGAAACTCTGCGCCCCCTGAGTCAGCCACAGCGCAGCCTTTCCCTCCCACTCGAAGTGACGCTGCTTGCCCCACTGCAAAACGCAATCAGGCAACTTCTTCGTGTCCTCCATCTCAACAGCCGACAGTTGTTTGTCCATCAGCTTTCGCTCCTTAGAGCGGTTGCGCCACACGATGCAGACGTTGTCGACCAAGTCAGTGATCGAGCCGCTGCCCTTCACGTCGAACTTGTTCGGCATGCTGAACTCGTCTTCACGTTTGCGTACGTGGGCGATCAAGTGGACGTGCATACCGGTGTCCTGAGCGATCGCGCACACACTGTTCACGAAGTCCTTCTGGCCGTTGTAGTCATCGTCGCCGCGCACGACCTTCATCATTGAGTCGATGAAGAAGTGATCGATGCCAAGTTTGTTTCTCGCATACAGCATGACGCCGCGCAGTGTGTCCGGGTCGACGATGCCTTGCTGGTCGTAGATCCACAGCAGGTCGTCAGTCCATAGATGGAAGCGGCGGATGTAATCATGCTGCGGCAAGCCGTTCGCGGCAGACTGCTTGACCATGCGAGCCATCGTGGCCTCAGCCTTCATCTCGAATGACGCGATGCAGACCTTCTTGTTCTGCACCATAAGATGCAGCGCGACCTGACTGGTCACCAAGGTCTTGCCGTGCCCGTTGATGCCGGCCCACAGGGTGACCTCGCCGGGGCGCATCTGAAAGTTGTCTCCGATGCGCTGCCACGGCGTGACGGGAGAGTTGTTCGCGCTCTCGCCGTGTATCCGGTCGATGACTGCATCAAGGAACTTTGAAGCAGGGACTACCTTCTCGCTGCCTTCAGCGTAGTCTAGGTACTCTTTGAAGTTAATGGTATCTGGGATCAGTTTCACAGGCGACTTCCGATAAGAATTTTTGGAATTGATTGTTTTGGAAATCCATCCAGTACTCGTTGTCCAAGGCCCACTTCCATTGAGTCTTGGCTATCTTCCCCTGTACCCATGCATCGATGGAATCCGCTGTCGGGAAGTAGTACAGCGAGCCGCCCTGCTCAGCATCCGGGTGATAGTAAAGCAGAGGCCTAGCAACATGCTTGAGTAGTTCAATTGCATGGCGCTCGAAACTCGACATGCCAATCGGGCAAACGATGCACGTTGTCATGCGAGCAGCAAAGCGCCAGTCGTATGTCTCCTCCGGCCTCGCGTACACCACCGGGTCGTACGAGATGCGCGGCTTGTCGTAGAACGAAACGATAAGCGTGTCGTTGTATATCAAGCCCTTCATGCGCACACTCAGGATTCGATCTGCGTTCTGCGGGAGTTTCATTCACCCACCCCTCGCCCGAATCGCGGCGGCGCAACGCCTCGCCTCTGCATCTTCCCGGTTGTTGTCGCCCATGTGCCGCGCCTCACACACCCTCGCACACGCCTCTCTTTCTCGCTCGGCAACTAGGGCGGCGAAGCGTTCAAGACGGTCGTCGATGCCGCGACCATCGACACAAGGGACAGGCCCGTAAAGCGTTTTCTCAATTTCAAATCCCGCTTCCTGCGCCATGCGGATGATGTCGTCGCGGGTCATGACACCACCCATACAGCACGGCCACCTGTTGGTTCGTACTTGTCCTTGTTCAAGTAGATATACGCTTGGCCCTGTTGCCCTGCGTTTTGCACATACACCATAAGACGGTCATCGCTCTTTATTTCGTTTACCACTGCCAGACACCCGCCAAACCCATCCACCGACGGATTGATCTGCACAATGTCGCCTAGCTGTAATTCGGTCATCGCGGTTGCTCCTGTTTTGGCAGCAACAACACCTCAGTCGTTGCGGGAATGTGCCAAACGTTGCCCTCATCGTCGGTGCAGTACGAATACATGCCGTCGATGCGCTTGAAGTTTAGTTCCTTGCCTGTGACCAAAGAGATCCGGCTGTTTCGCGGTACGTCGTAGAGTTTCATTTCGGTTGCTCCTCCTTCCAAATCCTGTAGTCGTATTGCTTGATGCCGCGGTACACGGCGGTTGATAGGTGGTAGTGCGGAACACCCCACTGCTTGATCAAGTCGCGGTACTTCACGCTTCGGCCATTCGCCTTTTGCTTGCGGTCAAGCAGGATCTTGTACTGATCGTACGTGAGCGCGACCTTTTGGAATTTCATATTGCATTGTCCCAAGGGTTCTCAGCCTGCTTCTGCTCGTCCTCGTACCGACGCTGGTTCAGGTACGTGGTCGCATGCGGAATGAATCCGCGCTTCCACTGGTCGCTGGCCTTCATCGCTTCGACATGGGCGAGGATCTTTTCAACGTGCTTATTGGCATGGCTGCGCTTCCAAGAGGACAGCGCACCAGCCTTGGATGTCTTGACAGGGTAGGCAGACCAGAACCGCTCAAAGTCTGCGTCCGCCCCTTCAGGTACGCCTTTGCCCCTGCGCTTGAACTCCTTGCTCAGGAAGTCAGCGATATCCAGAGCCTGATCGGCGTGGATGAAAAGCTTCTGCGGTTCCCCGTTCGGGACGATCTGCGTGACACAAGCCACCCGCGCATCGCGGTTGACCGAAATCTTGATCGGGAAGTGATTGAGTTCCATGCGTCCTCCTCGATCGAGAAGTTACACGGAAGGTTCAACAGGTGTCAATACTCTGTTTGAATTCTTTTTGAGTATGAGGCCAGAAGGATACTACTGAGGCCTCGTGATCTGACCCTGAGTGAGCAGACCTAGCCCATCCTAGATCTGCCTTCACACGCTGACCCGTCGGTCGCATGACCCGCCAGCCTTGTCGCTCTGGGGTGCTAGCCTCGCCGCCCCGCCCGGTGTTTCAAGCTATCCCACAGTACCGGTATAACCCCGCGCACCCTGTCGTTGTCACCGACGATGCGCGGGGGTTGCCTTTTTACTAGCAGGTCAGGCAGCCGTCAAGCTTTCTTTTGCCTCGACCGTCTCAGTCACAAACATGATTTTGTTGCGGCTGTTCAGGGCAGACTTGATGTAGTCCCAGTCCACGTCCTCAGCCCGGTTCATCAGCGTTCGGAAGTCCAGCTTGCCCCCGCTGTGCTTGTCCATAGCCACGGCTACGGCCAAGGAGGTCGTGGATGCGTTGCGGTAGATCATGGACGTGATGTACGCCCCGGTCGTTCCGCCCAGCCGGCCCAGATCCTCGCGCTCGCGCAGGTTCAATCCCTTGATGTATTCGATCAGCGTCATAAAGCCTCCATTTGAGTCCAGACTGCAGTGTACACGGGGGTGTTGACACGTTCAAATGGCAGGGGGTACACTCACGTCTAGTCACTAGGGAGGCACCCAATGGATGACCAACTAGACGACGGATCGCAGGCCTATCACGAGCAGGTCTCGATGGCCGAAAGGTTTTTTCACGAGAAGGAGGCGAAGATGAGTTTTATCGTTTCAGCAAACAACAGTGGCGGTGGTAGTGACTTTGCTCCCCCGCCGGCTGGTTCGCATGTGGCCCGGTGCTACCGGATCATTGACCTTGGCACCCAGACTTCTGTCTGGAAGGGCAGCGAGAAGAAGCAGCGCAAGGTTCTCATCAGTTGGGAACTGCCGGATGCTGTGATCCCTGACGGCAAGTTGGCCGGCAAGCCGTTCTCTGTCAGCGAGCGGTTCACCGCAAGCATTGGTGAGAAGAGCAAACTTCGCTCTGTCCTTGAGAGTTGGCGCGGTCGCCAGTTCACCAAGGAGGAAGAGGCGCGGTTCGATATGAAGAACATCATCGGTGCGCCCTGCGTGGTCAACATCGTTCACGCCAACAACAACGGCAAGGTCTACGCGAACATCGCATCGATCATGCCGCTGCTTCCGGGCATGAAGGCAAGTCCGCAGGTCAACGAGAGCATGATCTTCTCTCTCGACAACTTCGATGCGGCTGCCTTCTCGTCCCTCTCCAAGGGTCTGCAGGAAGCCATCCAGAAGTCGCCTGAATACTCACGGGCCGTCGCAACAAAGGATCGCGTTGAACTCTCAAACGGTGGCGTTGAAGAGTTGAACGATGACATCCCTTTCTAATTTTATGGAAGCCATGAAAGACTTGTTCGACTTCAGGACGAATGACTTGTTCGGCAGCCGTGGTCTGGCCAGATCGTCAGATCCGGACACCAGCCATGTCGCTGCCGCCAAGATCAGTACTGCCCGTCTTGAGGAGATGGTCTACGAGAAGATCCGTTCGTTTGGTTCGGCAGGCTGTGCGGCAGACGATGTCGTGCAGTTGATGCCGGACATCAAGAGCAACAGCATCACCCCACGGTTCGCCCCTTTGATCAAGAAGGGGCTGATCGTTGACAGCGGGAGACGCAAGCGGATCTCTTCGGGCAGTACGCAACGTGTCTTGGTTGCATCTTCATTCGTGAGGGAAGGCCAATGCTCACAAACAAACTGAACCTTCCGCGCTCGATTGTCGCTGCTGTCACCAACGATGGGTACAGCCGCGGCAAGTCTGACATCAGCGTCACTCAGCTGATCTCTCCGCCGTTCCAACGGAAACTGCGGGAGACTGTCGAGCCGCAGGAGGATGTCGCCGATCGGATCTGGTCTCTGCTTGGGCAGTCCGTACACACGGTGCTTGAGCGAGCCTACCCGGAGGGAACTACAGACGCAGTTGTCGAGACTCGACTGTTCACAACTGTTGAGGGCTGGTCTGTCAGCGGACAGATGGACGTCCTCGAAGCCGGCACACTGATGGACTTCAAGGTCACGTCAGTGTGGTCGCGCAAGGGCAAGCCTGAGTGGGAACAACAGTTGAATCTACTGGCCGCGCTGTGCCGTCGACAGATGGCGGAGACCGGCGATGTCAGGTTCAACGTCAACCGCATTCAGATCATTGCCATCTTCCGCGACTGGGTGCAGAGCAAGACGCTTGCCGGTGATGACTACCCGGAGTCTCAGGTTGCTGTGATCCCTGTCCCTCTGTGGACGGCGGAAGAGCAGGACAACTTCCTGAACGAGCGGGTTAGGCTGCATCAGGCTGCGCGTCCTGAGCCTTGCACCGACGAGGAGCGGTGGAAGACGAGTGACGTGTGGGCGCTGATGAAGGAGGGCAGGAAGTCAGCCGTCAAG